GGCCACCTCGCAGGTAAGCGAGTTCTCCCGGAACCAGAACCAGGGCACTGGTAATGGTTCGCTGGTTGATGAACCCTTGCCGGCGGTGCAGGCCACCTCGCAGGTAAGCGAGTTCTCCCGGAACCAGAACCAGGGCACTGGTGATGGTGATGGTTCGCAGGTTGATGAACCCTTGCCGGCGGTGCACACCAACAGCTCTTTGCCGACCCTCAGCGCGCAGCAGATGATTGACGAATTCTCTGCGCAAATCGATGCAGCCGAACTTGCCCTCGCTGAGCAAGCATCCGCTGCAGAGGTCGTTGAAGAGCCAACCCCGGTCTCCGGTGCACCGGAGACTAGGGGAGACTCCAACGGCCATTTCGTCGTACCCAAAACCACCTCTCAAGACCCCTCACAGGATTGGGAGGAATTCGAATCCGATTTGAATCCGAAGGGTGACGGATTCGAATCCGCCGGGTCGGGACGGGACGGGAACGGGCAGGGCACCGCTCGCGGTAGCGAGCAGAGTGCCCCTGTAACTGACCCTTCCGCTGGGACTCAGGCGGCGAATTCCTCCCAATTACTCCGAATCGATTTGAATCCGAAGGGTGACGGATTCGAATCCGCCGGGTCGGGACGGGACGGTAAAGCCGTTAAAAACCTGACCACCTCTGAACCTAAACGCTCTCGTCATCGCCGAGCTCGCACCCGCCGAACCACCAGGAGGTAAGCGTGAAAGCACAAGACTATTTGATGCTCAATGCACGAACCATGACTGAAGCTCAATTCCAATCAGCAATCATCACCCTGGCAACCCGCCTGGGCTGGATGCACTACCACACCCATGACTCCCGCCGCTCGCCGGCTGGATTCCCGGACCTGGTACTCGTCCACCCCATCAAGCGGCGAACCCTATTCAGAGAATTGAAGACCATGAAGGGGCGAGTTTCCGCAGCACAAATCCAGTGGCTCGACGCGCTCGCTTCAGCTGGCCAGGACGCTGGAGTGTGGAGACCTGACATGTGGACAGCAATCGTGAAGGAGCTGAGTCAATGACTGAGCAAGATACCACTGAGATGCGCCGCCGGGTGCGAGCCATCCTGAATGTCTTGGCCTTTGCCCACGTCCGAGCTGAGGACATAGGGGCATCAGCTGAGACACTCGAAGATGCTCCCTTGGAAATGGCGTTGCTAGATCAGCTTCGGCAGGCTGTCACTGAACAGGGGACTGAACACGGGAAGGGTCCATCGTCCTCTGGCTCGCGCTCGCCATTGGATGTTGCGGCGTTGGATTTGTGGACTGCGGTTGGTCACTCTGCTGCGGAGACTGCGGCAGCTGTTGGGGTGCCGGCAGGGAAGTCACCATCTGAAACCATGCGTGCCGTCCTGCCTCATATCGCTCATGCTAGTCTTCCTGTTCTGGTCTGGATTGGGGAGGAGTGGAGCGAGTGGGCGTCAAAGATTCAGGAGTATCTGCAACCTACTCGCCGTACCCCGATAGCTAGGGCGTGCCCTGTTTGCGGTCAGCAGGTTCGTCGATGCCGAGATGAATTCGGTGCGACGGTACAGAAGCCATGCTTGGTTGCTGTCTGGGACGTTGAGGGGGAGCAGGTTCAGCGTGTCGAGTGTTCGGCTTGCTCTGCGATCTGGCCGCGGGCTTTCCTCTGGAATCTGCTGTCTGCGGATGAGGAGGAGGAGACGCTGGTGAAGCTGTCCTCTGGTGGGTGACATCGGTAGTTGCACAAGGGGGGATGATGACGCTAAACTTTCCCGCTTACCACTGGTGTGTCCTCTGCTTGGCAGGGGGGGTGGTAATGAAGCGGAGACATGTTCAACGTGTCGGATTCTTCCTCTGGTGGGGGAGGACGGAAGGCATATAGCCTCCCCCACCAGGTACCAGCACACAAATAAATAGTGGAAGAAGGAGGAAGCAATGGCGACTAGCCGAACTGGCACCGCTCGCTGGAAGACCCTCCGCAAGAAGGAACTCGCCGCAGCTTTTGAACGCGGCGACATGCGCTGTCCTATTTGTTTCGTTGCTTACGATTGGCACAGGAGCAAACAGCCGAACTCGCCTGAGCTCGACCACGTTACAGCTCACACTGAAGGAGGCAAGGATGTGGCAGAGAATGTTCGTGTTATCTGCCGCCAATGCAACCAGCGACTCGGCGGAAAGCTCGGAGGCAAACGCTCCCAAGCTCGCAAGACCATCAGAATCGCTGAACCGATTCGACCGAAAACAACACTGATCCTTTAGCCCCAACCATCCACCCCAGCCGGCGACCTTCCATCGCAATAAGGGGGACATCATCAACCGGGGCAAACCACCTGAAGCAAACAGGACCAGGGGGGTACCCCCTCCCCCGGAGGGTGAGTTCGCGCCCTCCGGCGATAGCGATATATCCACAGCAAATTTCCACATAATACGGGTTCGACAAGGAGTGATACCTTGAGTAAAGGCAAGCCTAAGCAACTCGAACCTATCGATTTTGAGGGAGCCACCCAAGAGGAAGGCTCCCTTTCTCATGCCACCGCCACCGGCACCCGCCTCGACAGGCTCCGTGCCCTGCGCAGCAAGCTTGCCGCGCATATCGACAACCCCAACACGTTAGCTCGTGACCTCGCCGCGCTCGCACGCCGATTCCAAGACCTCGATAAAGACATCGAGGAACTCGAACAGCTAGAGCAGCAGTACGGGGCAGAGATTGAAGGAGAGCACCATCATGAAGAAGATGCCCCCTTCGACCCGTCCACTCTCTGAGGTCGCCGCGCAGCTCAAGATACCTGCTGGAATTGTGGCGACCGGTTGGCCGTCCATTGCTCGGCAGCTCATGAAGATGAGCTACCCACTCGACCCCTGGCAGATTGATATTGGCAAGCTCATCTTCGCCAAGCGCAAGGACGGGTTCTATGCCGCCGGCGTGGGTGGCGCCGCACTGAGCCTGCCTCGACAGGTCGGCAAGACCCACATGATTGCTGGCTTCATCTTCGCCGCATGCATCGCTGCCCCGAAGACTCTCGTCATCTGGTCAGCTCACCGCGCTCGCACCCACAACGAGACGTTCCAATCCATGCAAGGCATCGCGGCTCGCCCGGCGGTTGCCCCGTTCATCTCCCATGTCCGCCGCGGTGCCGGCCAGGAGGCTGTAGAGTTCGCGAATGGCTCGCGAATTCTTTTCGGTGCCCGCGAGTCTGGCTTTGGTCGCGGCTTCGCCAAGGTTGATGTCGTTGTGCTGGATGAGGCGCAGATTCTCACCGAGAAAGCACTCGACGACATGCTCCCTGCAACCAACGCTTCCAAAAACGCGCTGGTGCTGATGATGGGGACACCGCCAAAGCCGACAGACCCGAGCGAAGTTTTCACCCGGCACCGTGCCGAATCGCTCGCTGGAGATGCCGACAAGCTCTATGTGGAGTGTTCTGCAGACCCCGGAGCCCGAGCCGACGATAAGAAGCAGTGGGCTAAAGCCAACCCGTCATTCCCGACCCGAGTCAGCGCCGTCGCAATCGAACGCATGCGCAAGAACCTCACCACCGACTCATTCAGGCGTGAGGCACTCGGTATCTGGGACGAAGCCGCCGCAACCCAGTCAGCTTTCACCCCCGAAGCTTGGCACGCCTGCGAGGGCGAAGCACCCAAGGAGGGCCGCACCGTATTCGGCGTGCGATTCTCGCCTGACGGCATGGAAGTCGCGCTCGCTGTGGCGCGCCGCCCGGATACCGGCGGCCCAATCTTCATCGAAGGTCTGCAATCTATGCCTCTGTCTCACGGCACCGGCTGGCTTGTCGACTTCCTCGCTGAGCACGCCTCCCGCGCCGCCCAGATTGTCATCGATGGCAAGGCCGGCGTCGGCTACTTGACGAACGCGCTCCGTGAAGCTGGCGTGAAATCCAAGACGCTCATCTGGCAGCCCTCACTAGACCAGGTTATCGTTGCTCACGCAATGGTCGACCAGGCAGTCATCGGCAAGGACCTCGCTCACAGCAACCAGCCTGAGCTCACTCAGCAGGTGCTCTCATGCACCCGCCGAAAGATTGGCAACCGAGGAGGTTTCGGCTGGCAAGCAGCAGAAGGTGGCAGTGTCACGATGTTTGAAGCCGCCACGCTGGCTTATTGGGCTGCACGCACTACCAGGAGAAACCCCGCACGGAAACAAAGGATTAGCGTATGAGTGACTTCTTCCCTATCCCCGCCGATGGTGGGGATATTTTTACGCCCACCGAGTTGGCGCAGCTACGGCTCATGCGAGACCAGCTACAGGCCAAGCGCGCCAGGAACCGAGTGCGACAGAACTATTACGACCAGCGAGTAGGGCTCAAAGATCTGGGTATCTCGATTCCTCCGCAGCTGCGGAATATCGACTCAGTGCTCGGATGGCCTGCCAAGACCGTGGATGTGCTTGCTGACCGCATCCGGTTTGAGAAGTTCATCTCGACTCAAGAGAGCAACATCGACCCGTTTGGCTTGAACGAGCTGGTGGCGCAGAACGATTTTCAGGAGGTATTCGCCCAGGCGGCATCCTCCGCTCTGATTAATTCATGCGCGTTCATCACGGTCACTCAGGGCGATACTGAGGCGGGCGAGCCGGAGGTTCTTTGGCTACCGCGTAGCGCTCACTGGGCTACTGGGCTGTGGGATCAGCGCAAGCGCTCGCTCGCCGCCGGGTTGTCTGTGACTCGTACGGATACGGACGAGTTTGGGGACGTGACGGTGCGCGAGGTAACCGTGTACCTGCCGGATAAGACGGTGGTGCTCGGGTTCCCTGCGGCTGGTGAGCGTGCTGAGGCTACCGCTGTTGTGCTGCCGAACCCAGTGGGGCGTCCTTTGATGGTTGCTCTGGTGGTGGGGGCTGACCTGCGCCGCCCGTTTGGGCGCTCACGAATTACGCGGGCGGTCATGTCGCTTACGGATTCGGCGGTGCGTACGATTGTGCGTTCAGAGGTTGCGGCGGAGTTTTTCTCAACGCCGCAGCGCGCTATTTTGGGCGCGGACCCGGAGGCGTTGGAAGCGTCGAAGTGGGACGCGGTCATGTCGAAGATGCTCGCGATTAGTAGGGATGAGAACGGTGAGTTACCACAGATTCAGCAGTTCTCACAGATGTCGATGCAACCGCACACTGAGCAGTTGCGACAGTGGGCGGCGTTGCTGGCGGCGGAGTCGTCTATCCCATTGGATGAGCTTGGTTTTCCCTCTGATAACCCTTCGAGTGATTCAGCGATTCAGTCACAGCGCGACCCATTGCGGCTGGCGGCGGAGCGCTGCATCAGAGGGTTCCAGTCTGCGTTGCGTCAGGTTGCTGTGCTGACGGTGGCTTTGCAGCATGGGTGGGAAACCGCCCAGGAAGTAACAAATGTACAGGCGCACTTCGCGCCGACGGTGCATGTCTCGGATGCGGCGGCCGCAGATGCTGTGTTGAAGCAGGTGCAGGTCATGCCGTGGCTCGCGGAGTCCGGTGTGGTGTTGGAGAAGCTCGGATACAGTGCAGCGACGGCGGAGCGGCTCATGAACGATAAGCGCCGCGCCGAAGGCGTCCAGGCTCTTGGGTTCTATAAGCAGTACAAGGAGCGCAAGGATGCTGAGCAAGCTCAGCGGCAGGAGAAGCTCGCGAAGCAACCGCTGGGTGAATTCGAAATAAAAGAATAACGGAATGATAGCGAGGCGCCCCCGGTATGGATATGCAGGATATTAGGTACCTCGCCGAAGGCTTGAACGGTATCGTGGCGGAGGCTACGGACCTGTTTGAGGAGCGCATCAGGGAGCTTGTGGAGCAGGGCGCGCCGTGGGAGATGGTGCGGGAAGAGGCCCGCCGCATGTTCATCTCGCTGGTGGATGGGTACCGTGTGCAGGCTGAAGTTTCGGGTGAGGAATGGTACCGGTATCTGCGGGAGCTTGCTGTGGGGGAGGCAACTCCGTTGCCTTCTGTTGAGGTGCCGCTGGTGGAGCGCAGGAAGCTGAGCTCTGCTGTCTGGTGGGCTTCGCAGTGGCTGGAAGAGCCGAACGTGGATGTGGAGCGTGCGCTGGCGGTGCTGTCCGAGCGACTCGACCAGTTCATCAAGCATGCCGGGCGTGAGAAGGTCACGCAGCTTGCGGTGGCTGATCCGGTGGCGAAGCGTTTCGGGCGCGTGCCGGTAGGCTCCACCTGCACCTGGTGTGAGATGCTCGCTTCGCGCGGGTTCGTCTACACTAGCCCTAAGAGCGCCGGTCTGTTTATGCGGTTCCATTACAAGTGCGATTGCCAGGTGGTGCCCGGGTTTGAGGGCAAGAACCCGGTGGAGGGTTACGATCCTGGCGTGTATAAGGCTCGGTATGATGCGGCTGTTGCGGCGTTGCGTGCGGAGTCGAAGCCTGGAACACGCTTTGTTGATCGGGACGTGTCGCGGCAGATGGGGCTAATGTTTCCCGAGGTGTACCGCCGTAAACCGGCGGCTCAGGTCTGGGCTGGTGAGGATATCCCTCTTGGAGATGGTGTTGCTGCACGTATAACGACAGAACACACCAAGCAGGATGCTCAAGCGTTACAGCGCTGGGCAGAGGGTAAACAGCCGGGTGGGACACCGTATTATGTGCAGCTGCAGAAGGCGATTCTGGGTGAGGTTCCCTGGACTCCTGAGCTGAAGAAGTTTCGTCGTGAGCTGGATAGCGCGATTGACCGGTCGGTGGCTTTGGAACCGTTTACGGTCTCGCGGTGGGCTCCGTTAGAGACTTTCGGTGTGGGCAAGGTTCAGGAGTTGTACTCGCTTCGGGGTTCTTCCATAGAGCATAGACCGTATATCGCTACTGCTGATAAACCTAGTGGGGTAAAAACTGGCAGCGGACGAGTTCAGATGCGCGTGTATGTTCCTGCAGGGTCTGGGCTCGCGCCGGTATGGGAACACACAGAGAAATATCGGGGGCAACGGGAAGTTCTGTTATTGCGCGGTGGTATGCTTGACATATTAAACGTCAGGAGTATGCCTGACGGTTCCCCGCTGGTTTTTGCCTATTATCAGGAGGTTCCTCATGAGTAGCGCGAACGCAGAAGAAGCTTACGATTATCGTGAAGACCCTGAGTATTGGCGTGCCCCGTTCGATTT